CATCCACATTGCCCTCCACGTGGCCTTCATGAAGACTCCGCTGGTCTCCACATCTCCGACGGCGATGGGTGTGTTCTACGCCCACATCCTCGAGCACATCGCACTCAAGGCCCGCAACGACGTTCAGGCCCAGATCATGCAGCTCATGGAAAGCGCGGAGGCGCAAGCGGTGGCTGGACGGGCCAACCCGCAGCTGGTGCAGCAGATGCTTATGCAGGCGCAGCAGCAGATGCAGGACCCGGCCCAGATTGAGCAGCTTGTCGCAATTCGTCAAAAAGAGCTGATGGACGAACTGATGCCGATGATTTCGCCGCAGGGCCCTGATCCGATGGCCGACCCGTTGGTGATGATCCGCATGCGGGAACTTGAGCTGAAGGGCAAGACCGAGGAGCGCAAGGGCGAGATGGAAAAAGCCCAGCTGCTGCTCGAGGCCGCCAACCAGAAGCAGCGCGCCACCACCGACGCTGCCCGTCTTGAGCTGCAGGAGCAGATTGCGGACGAGCGCAACGAGGTCAACCGTGAACGGATCGAGGTCCAACGGCAGTCGTCCGCAGCAAGACAGAGGGCCTTCTGATGCCGCTAAAGTCCGGGAAATCGCAAAAGACGGTGTCGTCTAACATCAGCATGTTGGTCAACGAGGGCCGTCCGCAGAAGCAGGCAGTGGCCATCGCCTTGTCCAAAGCAGGCAAGAAACGCTACGCCCAAGGCGGAATGGTCAACAGCCGCTTCAGTGACGCCGCTCGTCCGCAGCGTTTCCTCGGCGTTTTCTAAGGTGACAGCCGGACACTTTCATGCGATGAACAAAAAACTTATGGGGAGGTTCTTGCATGGATGTTGTTAGCTTGTCGAAAGCGCTGTATAAGTCCTTACGGGAGCGCGAAAACGACATCGTCGAGATGGTCGCGACGGGCTCTCCCGCGAACTGGGAGCAGTACCAGAGCATGGTTGGCGAGATACGGGGCCTCGCTTTTGCCAGAGAAGAACTTCGAGCCCTGCTGGAGAGAACGACAGAAGATGCCTTCGAAGCTTTATCTTCCTGACCACTTGGTGGAACGCATTAACAAGACCAAGGCGGACAGTGAGCCCGTATCTGCTCAGTCCGCCTACGTCAAACCCGAGGAACGCGTCCTCGATCCCGAGCTCATCGAAAAGCCCTTGGTAGACCGCCTGCCCCAGCCGACAGGTTGGAGGATTTTGGTCATGCCGTACAAGGGCAAGGCCAAGACTGACGGAGGCCTGATCCTGCCTGATCAGGTGCGCGAACGCGAAGCGCTTGCCACGGTCGTGGCCTACGTCATGCGCTTGGGGCCTCTGGCCTACAAGGACCCCAACAAGTTTGGCGACAACGCAACCCCATGGTGCCAAGAAGGCCAGTGGGTCTGCATCGGCCGATATGCCGGTTCGCGGTTCAAGATCGACGGCGGCGAGGTTCGCATCATCAATGATGATGAGATCATCGCAACCATCCTTGAGCCTGACGACGTACAACATGTGTGAGGAATAACATGAGCACAGAGAACGAAGAGGACCTCGGCACCGAGATCATCGTTGAGACCGATGCCCCTGCGGAAGGCCAGACCACTCAGTCATCGGCTGATGACGATGATGAGCTTTCGTCGTACAGCACCAAGGTTCAAGCTCGGATCAGCCGGATCACCGAGAAGTACCGCAAAGAGCAGCGGGACCGGGAGGAGGCCACTCGCGTAGCCCAGAAGCTTCTGGAAGAGAACCAGCAGCTGAAGAGCCGCGTTCAGGCGCTCGACACTGGTTATCTGTCGGAGTACGGCGCTCGACTGGAGCACCAAGAGCATCTGGTCAAGGGCGCGTACCGCGTGGCCTATGAGTCTGGGGACTCCGACGCGATGCTTGCGGCGCAGGAAGACCTTGCCAAGATCGTCTTGGAGAAGCAGCGCTATGCCACAGCCAAGCAGCGCTCCGAGGCAGCCCCTGCCCGTGCGCAGCAGGCTGAGCGGGAGGCCGCGGTCACGCAGCAGCAGGCAGCTCCTCCGCCCAAGCCCGACCCCAAAGCACAGAGCTGGGCCGAGAAAAACAAGTGGTTTGGTGAAGACCGCATCATGACGACTGCAGCAATCGCCATCCACCAGACGCTCGTCGAGGATGAAGGCTTTGACCCGAGCTCGAATGAGTACTATACTGAGATCGACCGCAGGCTTCGTTCGGAATTTCCGCAGAAGTTCGCGGCCAGAAAACCGGGTGGAGGAAGTCAGGTCGCACCTGCTGGCAGCTCCGCATCCCGCAGCACGACACAGGAGCGCCGAACAGTGAGGTTGACCCCTTCTCAGGTCGCTATCGCGAAACGGCTGAACGTTCCGCTGGAAGAATACGCCAAGTACGTGAAGGATTGAGAGAATGGACCGCACACCACGCACTGCTGATACCCGCGAGAAAGAGTCTCGCCGTAAGCCTTGGGCTCCGCCCAGTGTTCTCGACGCCCCGCCTGCACCCGAAGGGTACAAGCATCGCTGGATTCGAGCCTCGATTCGAGGCGAAGAAGACAAGGGCAACGTCTTCAACCGTCTGCGTCAGGGCTACGAGCCTGTACGCGCGGAAGAGCACCCGGACTACCAAGCGCCCACCATTGATGACGGCAAGCATGCCGGGGTCATTGGGAACGGCGGTTTGATTCTGACTCGCGTACCTGTCGAGACAGCCCACGAAAGAACCGAATTTTACGGGAACCGGACCCGCGAACAGATGACGGCTGTGGATCAGGACTTGATGAAAGAGCAACACCCTTCGATGCCGATTAACCAACAGCGGCAGAGCAGGGTATCTTTTGGCGGACGAAAATCGTCCGACTGATAAGGAGCAACGTCTATGCCTAACACTTCCGGTGCGTTCGGGCTTCGCCCGATCAACCTCGCCGGTGGCGCTCCCAACAGCCAAGGTACCAACGCGTACTTTATTGCTTCGGACGCCTCTGCGATCTACAACGGTTCCCCGGTCATCGCGACCAATGGTGGCTCAATCGCCATCACTGGCTCGGCTTCGGGCGACACCTACAAACATGTTGGCGCATTCGCAGGCTGCGAGTACGTCTCGTCCGTGACTGGAAAGAAAACTTGGTCGAACTACTGGCCCGGTTCCGGCGCGAACACCAACTTCGACATCGTTGGGTATGTCTACGACAACCCCACCCAGCGGTTCACGATTGCCACCGATGCGACGTTCACCGACCGCGCAACGGCCAAGGCTGCAATCTTCGAGAACACCCAGTTTGACAGCGGCACTTCGGGTTCGGCGACCACTGGTCAGTCGTCCGCGAAGCTGGACGTTGCTACTCTGGACGCCTCGAATGCGTCGCTTCCGCTCAAGATTCTCGGCATCTACGATGATCCGACCTGCCAAGACTATGCGGCAGCAGGCATCCAGATGATCGTGATGTTCAACAACCATGCACTCCTTCAGGCTGATTCTGAAGGCACGGTGGCATAAGGAGACCTGACCAATGGCAATTTCGCGCGCACAACTTGCGAAAGAGCTTGAGCCCGGTCTCAATGCTCTGTTCGGCATGGAGTATGCTCGGTATGAAAACCAGCATGCTGAAATCTTCACCACCGAGTCCTCGGATCGTGCATTCGAGGAAGAGGTTATGCTGTCCGGGTTCGGCGCAGCACCGACCAAATCGGAAGGCTCGGGCATCTCGTATGACGATGCACAGGAAGCCTACACCGCTCGGTACAACCACGAGACCATCGCACTGGCCTTCTCGATCACCGAGGAAGCCATCGAGGACAACCTGTACGACCGCCTCGGCAGCCGTTACACCCGTGCCCTCGCCCGTTCGATGGCTCACACCAAGCAGGTGAAAGCCGCCTCGATCCTGAACAACGCCTTCACGGCGGGTGCTTCGGCTGGCGGCGACGGCGTGGCTCTCTGCGCCACCAACCACCCGCTGGTAAACGGCTCGACCTTCGCCAACAAGCCGACCACTGACGCCGACCTGAACGAAACCTCGCTCGAGGACGCTCTGATCAGCATCGCTGGCTTCGTTGACGAACGCGGTCTGAAGGTCGCTCTGCGCGGTACGAAGTTGGTGATTCCTCGCCAGCTGCAGTTCGTTGCAGAACGCCTGATGGTGTCGAACCTCCGCGTCGGCACCGCCGACAACGACGTCAACGCCATCCGCTCGATGGGCATGCTGCCGGAGGGTTATGTGGTCAACGACTTCCTGACCGACCCGGACGCCTATTTCATCAAGACGGACGCACCGCGCGGCTTCATCCACTTCCAGCGCACCGCGCTGAGCACTGGCATGGAAGCTGACTTCGACACCGGCAACATGCGCTACAAGAGCCGTGAGCGTTATTCGTTCGGCTTCTCGGACCCGCGTTGCGTGTTCGGTACGACCGGCGCTTAATCCCCTGCAACGCCTTCGGGATTGCAGTGAAAGGTCCACTTCGGTGGGCCTTTCTTTTTGACTCCACCCCGTGTAGACTGCCGCAAAGGGTAACATCAGCCGCGCAGACAGGATGCCCTTCCTGACGTTGCACAGACTGCGGGGCGAAACCTTGTGCAAGAGGAAAAGGCCATGGCCAATACCACGTTCAGCGGTCCCGTCCGTTCGCAAAACGGCTTCCAGACCATCTCCGTCAACCCCACCACGGGCACCGAGACCGTCACCGGCTCGTTCGGCTTCGGCATCGCAAACCCTGCAGGCGCTGGCATCACCGGTGGTACGGGCACCGTCTACGAGACCTCCGTTGCCCGCAACAACGGCATCGTGACCACCTCGATCATGCTTGACCTGACCGGCCTGCAGTCTGGCGGCACCGCTGGCGACATCATTGGAACCAATGGGTCGGCAACACCCTCTTTTATTGCCCGAATCACGGCAGCAGATAATGGCACGGTCTTCGGTGTTCGTATGACCTGCTATGAGCTCCCAGCTGGCGGCGACACCGACATCGATCTATACTCGGCCACCGAGGGAACGGGCACCGAAGACAGCGCCATCAGCGCGCTGACCGAGACCCAGATCATCAACTCCGGCACTCTGGCTCTGGGGTCGGCTGTCTTTGGCACCGACATCGCCGCCAACCAGTATCTCTACCTCGTTGGTCAGGGCACCGCTAACGCGGCCTACACCGCAGGTCGTCTGCTGATCGAAATCTTCGGCTACGACGCCTAATAGGAGCAGTATAACATGGGCGCGTCAGATATCCTTTCCGGACACCTCCACAGCAGCGGCTTTATCCGTAAGGCGAGAACCCGCATCAAGGCTTTCGACGTCGTTGGAACCAGCTCTGCGGGGATGCTGGAGTTCTGGGACACCACTGTCGCGCCCACCGCTGCCACTTATGGCCGGGCCGCGGCCGTAGTGACAGTGACCAGCGTTGGGCACGGCCTAAGAACAGGCGACGTTGTGGGCATCTCCTTTGAAGAAGCTTCCGGGGTCATCGCGACTTCCGGGAGCTACGTCATCACCGTAACAGGCAATGACACCTTCACGCTAACCGACATCAACAGCGGGACTATCGCCACCAGCACCGTCTGCCGCTATGTTTCCAACAAGCAGAACGGCTATAACGCCCGTTGGCTTGCTACGTATCACACGTCTGCCACCGACATCTTCTTCAACGGGTTCAACCTTCCCGGCGAGGGTTTCCTCGCTCGGATTGGCGTGTACGTCTACGCGGAGAATCTTGACTCCATCAACGTGTACTACGGGTGACGATGCAATGGCCAAGACCCCAGCGTGGACCCGTAAAGAAGGGAAGAACCCCGCTGGGGGCTTGAACGCCAAGGGCCGAGCTTCGGC